GAGTGGTGGAAGATGTATGGCTTTGGTCCTACCATAGATGACATCATGCACCAGTCTGGCGAGAAGGGCCGAGGTAACGTATCCCGCAAAATGCGCGATTTAATCCTAATTGGGATGTGCAAAGGGGTCGCGGGGAAAGCCCGTAGTATCCGCCCAGCCTATATGAAGATCAGGAATATTGAATGACCCAAGAGGAAATTCTATTAGAACTTCTCAAGCTACTTCCAGAAGAAGACCAAAAGCCACTTTTGCCTTTGGCCGAGTCTTTTGGGAATGCAGAGACTCGTGAAGCTGGGCAAGATGACTTTCTGGCTTTTGTGCAATCGGTATGGCCAGGATTTATCTATGGCCGTCACCATGCTTTGATGGCTCAAAAATTTGAGGATATCGCAAATGGCAAATCCAAACGACTTATTATCAATATGCCGCCACGTCATACCAAGTCCGAGTTTGCCAGTTATTTACTTCCTGCTTGGTATCTTGGTCGGTTCCCAAATAAAAAGATTATTCAATGTTCTAACACGGCTGAACTAGCCGTAGGCTTTGGACGTAAAGTTCGTAACTTAGTTGATTCGGAGGCATATGCCAAAATATTCCCTAATGTCGCTCTTAGATCAGATTCTAAAGCTGCTGGCCGTTGGGCTACTAATGCTAATGGCGATTACTTTGCTATTGGTGTTGGCGGTACTGTTACTGGTAAAGGTGCTGATTTGCTCATTATTGATGACCCTCATTCCGAGCAGGAAGCAGCATTGGCATCAGGCGATCCTAGTGTATTTGATAAGGTCTTTGAATGGTATACGTCAGGACCTCGCCAGCGTTTACAGCCTGGTGGCTCGATTGTAGTCGTGATGACCCGTTGGGCCAAAAGGGACCTGACGGGAAAGATTTGCCAATCCATTATTGACAGGGATGGTGAAGTCTGGGACATGATAAGCCTACCTGCAATCCTAGAGAACGGTAAACCACTCTGGCCAGAATTCTGGTCGTTAAAAGAATTATTGAATCTGCGAGAAGAACTCCCGCTTTCTAAATGGCAAGCCCAGTACCAACAAGATCCGACCTCTGAAGAAGGCGCGATTGTTAAGCGGGAATGGTGGAAAGAATGGGAGAAAGAGATACCGCCTCCTTGTACTTTTATTATCCAGTCTTGGGACACGGCATTTACCAAAAATGAACGAAGCGACTACTCCGCCTGTACGACTTGGGGTGTGTTTTACCTTAACGAAAACGAAAACGATCCCAATATTATTTTGCTCGATGCCCTAAAAGAACGACTAGAGTTCCCGCAATTGAAAGAACGGGCTATGGAAATGTATCGGGAATGGCAGCCAGATGCGTGTATAGTAGAGGCTAAAGCATCAGGAGCGCCATTGGTTTTTGAATTAAGACGAATGGGTGTGCCTGTGCAAGAATATACACCGACCCGTGGAAATGATAAAATTTCCAGGGTTAATGCTGTTTCCGCTTTATTCGCGTCAGGTAAAGTCTGGTGTCCTCGTAAGCGATGGGCAGAAGAGGTCGTTGAAGAACTCGCAGCATTCCCCAATTCTGACCACGATGACTTAGTGGACTCCACGACTCAAGCCTTATTAAGATTCCGCAAGGGAGGGTTTATACCCCTGCCCACCGATGAACCAGATGAACCCAGAGAATTTAGGCGCAAAGTAGCCTATTACTAATTAAGGAAAAGTATGTCAATTGATAAAGCTCTCTACGAACTACCGCAAGGTTTGGCACAAATTGATGCGCCAGATATAGAAATTGAAATCCTGCCAGAAATGGAAATGGAAGAAGATATCTTAGAGATATCTACAGAAGACTTCCATGAAAACTTGGCTGAAACCATTCCTGATGGTGTTCTGGCTACCCTTGGATCAGAGTTAGTGGATGATTTTACAGGTGACGTAGACTCGCGCAAAGACTGGATTCAAACCTATGTAGACGGATTAGAGCTATTGGGCTTAAAGATTGAAGAGCGTTCTGAGCCTTGGGAAGGCGCTTGTGGCGTTTACCATCCTATTCTGGCCGAGGCTGTAGTTAAGTTCCAAGCCGAAACCATTATGGAAACTTTCCCAGCATCTGGCCCAGTCAGAACCCAGATTATTGGTAAAGAGACTCCAGAAAAGAAAGACTCTGCCACCCGTGTCGAAGAAGACATGAACTATGAAATCACCGATGTGATGACTGAGTTCCGCCCAGAACATGAAAGAATGTTATGGGGTATGGGGTTGTCAGGAAATGGATTTAAAAAGGTGTATGAAGATGGACAGCTTGGCCGTCAAGTATCTATGTACGTTCCAGCCGATGACCTCGTAGTTCCTTATGGCGCATCCAATCTACAAACCGCAGAGCGTATCACCCATGTGATGCGTAAAACTGAAAACGAGATGCGTAAGCTACAGGTTTCAGGCTTTTACCGTGATGTTGACTTGGGCGATCCAATCAATACATTAGATGAAGTAGAAAAGAAAATTGCTGAAAAACTGGGCTTTAGAGCGACTACCGATGATCGCTTTAAGATCCTTGAAATGCACGTTGATCTTGATCTAGAAGGTTACGAGCATAAAGATGAATCTGGCGAACCTACGGGTATTGCTCTACCTTACGTTGTGTCCATTGAAAAGAATACGGGAACGATTCTGGCCATTAGACGCAACTGGAAAGAAGGAGACAAGAAACATGAAAAGAGACAACATTTCGTCCACTACGGCTATATTCCTGGTTTTGGTTTCTACTGTTTTGGTATTGTCCATTTGCTCGGCGCTTTTGCTAAATCTGGTACTTCCATACTCCGCCAGTTGGTTGATGCGGGGTCACTTGCAAATCTGCCAGGCGGCTTTAAGACCCGTGGATTGCGAGTCAAAGGCGATGACACGCCAATAGCACCAGGCGAATTCCGTGACGTAGATGTACCAAGTGGGGCAATGAAAGACAACATCATGCCGCTTCCTTACAAGGAGCCAAGCCAGACTTTGATTACCTTGTTAAACCAAATCATCGAGGACGGCAGAAGATTCGCTTCTGCTGGTGATTTGAAGATTGCCGATATGTCTGCCAACTCCCCAGTTGGTACTACTCTGGCAATTTTAGAGCGCACCCTCAAAGTCATGAGCGCCATCCAAGCCCGTATTCATTACTCAATGAAACAAGAATTCAGATTATTAAAAGACATTATTGCTTCTAATGCGCCTGATGAATACAGCTATGAACCCCAAGAAGGCAGCCGAAAAGCTAAGAAATCGGATTATGATGCAGTTAATATTATTCCTGTAAGCGATCCAAATGCCGCGACTATGAGCCAGAAAGTGGTTCAATATCAGGCAGTTCTACAGCTATCCCAGACTGCTCCACAACTATATAACCTGCCTTTCTTGCATCGTCAGATGTTATCTGTTATCGGCATTAAGAACGCCCAGAAGTTAGTTCCATTGCCAGAAGATGACAAGCCATGTGATCCGATTACTGAAAATATGAATGTGCTAAAGAACAAGCCACTCAGAGCATTCTCATACCAAGACCACGAAGCCCACATCAAGATTCATATGGCGGCCATGAACGATCCTAAGATCAAGATGGTTATTGGACAGAATCCCCAGGCTCCGATGATGTTACAGGCTATGCAAGCCCACATTACAGAACACGTTGGCATGGAATACAAACGCCAAATGGAAGAGGCGATGGGTATTCAGATTCCTTACGATGATGACAATAGCGAAAACCATATGTCAAGGGAAATGGAAATGCAGATTTCCCGTATGGCTGTGCCTGTAGCCCAGCAACTTCTCAATCAGAATAAGACTGAGATTGCAGCGCAGCAAGCACAACAGGCTGCCCAAGATCCAGTTATCCAGATGCAGATGAAAGAACTTCAGCTCAAAGCCCAAGAAATTGGCATTAAAGAGAAGAAGATGGCTATGGATGCAGCTGCCAAGGCTGACCAGCTGGAGATTGAAAAGCAACGTATTGCAGCGCAAAAAGAAATTGCGGGTATGCAAGTTGGCGCTAAGACAGCTAAAGACAAAGCTGACTTACAGTCAAAAGAGCGCATGGAAGGCATGAGGATTGGCGCTCAGGTAGGCCAAGCAAAAGCCCAAATGAACAACCAAAGACAACAACAAAACCAAAAAGGTAAAAAACCAGAATGAACGACAAAATACTAGATCGCCTCCTCAAACAGGTAGGTGAAAAAGTTGAGGGACTAGAAGAGTCCCTCGGTACTGGCGTAGCCAAAGACTACGCTGAATACCAAAGAATGTGTGGGGAGATTACAGGTCTTCTTACTGCACGTTTATACATAACAGACCTGAAAAAAAACTTGGAGAACTCGGATGAGTGAAACAACTATCCTGATCGGCTCAAATCCCGATCAGCCACAGATAGTAGGCGCAGTAAATTTTGCAGCATCCAACGAAGAAAAGGCAAAAGCCCTCCCAGAACCTTCTGGATACCGTATTTTGGTAGCCATTCCAGAAGCGGAAAAAGAATATGAAAGCGGAATCCTCAAATCGGATGCCACTTTACAGTTCGAGGAAGTGCTTTCTACTGTATTTTTTGTTGTAAAAATGGGACCAGATTGCTACAAAGACCCAACACGTTT